TTGGGGTTGAGATGTATCATGTGAAAAGAAAAAGGGGAGGACTTCCGCCCTCCCCCGTCCTGTTAACCAAAAACCAAACAAAGAGAAATCAAGAGCCGGCGGTGAACGTAACGTTACCTCCAGAAAGAGTCGTCAAGAATGGAGCAGGGATAGCTTCTTCGGCTGTCAATTGGATTTGATACCCGTTGAGGTCGCCTTTCGCCGTACCCGTACCGAACGTACCTCCCGTAGCTTCCGCGCCGGTGGTATGTCCCATAATCATATAGTTATCGTTATTGTCTTGGACGATAACGCACAAGCGAGATTTCAGAAGGTCGTACAATTCGGCGTTATCCGCTGCTACGAGGTTAGGCATTGTCAACTCCAAAACCTGCGAGAAGAATACCGTTCCATTTTCTACGGAAGCCGTTACGGTTTGCTGAAAAGAACCGGTGTTCTTCGTGAGTTCAAAACCATATACCGTGATTGCCGATTCTGCGTCAGAAATCGCACCGTTTGAAACCGCGCCCCAATCCGCCGCGTCAAAGGCTTTCACCCATACGCGTTTGATTCCTCCGATTTTATCTTTACAGGGGAAGGAACGCCCCGATACTGTAATGTTACAAGCCATGTTTAAGAGGAATTAAGGGGAGGGATTTCAAGCCCCTCCCCGGTTCAATTAGGATGCTGTTTCAGTGCGCCAGATAGACAAGCCGTTCATATCTACGACTTGCGTACCGCCTGAGAACTGCATGATAACGCGAGTAACGTCGTCTCCGGTTACGCCTTGCAAATCCAAAACAGAGGCTTGAATATGATCAGTCAAGAGGTTAGTTCCGAAGTAGAGGTTATCAACCTTAGAGCACAACAAAACGTTATCAGGGAAACCGCCCGGGGTGATGATATCGTATCCAGCGTAGCGAGCTACGAGGCCATCATTCAAGAAAGGCAAGTTGTAAGTCGCTGCGAGAGCGCGATAATACAAATTGGCCGATCCGCGGCTCATGAAAATCTTGGTGTTTGGGTCGCCTGCGATAGACGCCGGTGCGCCTTCCGCTCCTGCGGTCAAGATTTGCAAAGCGTCCAAGATGCTTTCTACTCCGGTTCCGTCAGCAACACCGAGAACGGAAGTTGAGACTGTTTCGCGAGCGGGAGCACCGTCTACGATATTTTGAATAATGCCTGTGAAACTTGCGTAAGGAGCGGCCTCGTCGAGTATTTGCTTCCAATTACCCGCCCAAATATTATGCTCAACTCCTTCTGCAACCTTTGCGGCTACATACTGAGCCACGTAAGAAGTGAAATCAGCGGGAGCGCCTGAAGATTGCCCGCGCATTTGAACAGACTCCCAAGTCGAGCGAAGATCCGCATTGCAAACTTGCTCGTTAACCTTCAAAGCGGAAGCGGTCAAAACCGCCTCACCGACTGTCAAAGCATTGGTACTCGGAGTAGTGAAGGCGCAATCATCATTTGCTTGAATTGCCGCCCCTGAGAACGGGCGAAGAACCGCCTTATAGTGCACATTTTCAAGTACAGAGATATAATTGTTCGCGATAGTGTCAGCGGACAGAATCGCAGCAGCGACGTAAGGTCGCGCGAGTTCACCAGCATACGTGCTATTGGTGTTGACTGAAGCGTTAGCCATTATTTAGAAAATTGATTGTGGATCGCTGCGACGCGTTCCGTGAGTGATAATTTTGAAAGGTCGACGGGCTTTGCAGCTTCCATCTTTGGAGCGCGTGAAATACTTGGGGCGGCTTGCTTGCTCAACTCCGTGATTTTTGCGTCTCGTTCTTTGATTTGAGAAGAGAATTCTTTCTTCGCCTCTGCGACCGCCTTCGCGATAAGAGAAACGATTTCTTCGCGGCTCATTGCCACCTCTTCAACGACTTCCGCCGCGGGCTCTTCGGCTGCGGGTTCTTTGATGTCAGCTAGGACGCCTTCAGCAACTACGAAAATCATTCCATCTTCAAGAGTGTATTCACCGTCTGGAAGAGGGATTTGTTCGCCTTCGTCATTGACTACGAAAACAGAAACACCAACGGCGAAAGATTCCGCGTCAGTTTGGATAACTTGCCCGCTGTCGAGCGTGGCGGAGGTCATTTCTACCTCCTTCTCCTCGTCTTTCTTTTCTTCAGTCTCCAGGGCGACCGAATACTCTGCGAACAAGTCGGAGATGCGTTGTTTTAAACTCATATCAAAAAAGGGATTTAGATAATAACGATTTTAAAGGGTCATTCCTTACTCTTTAGCAGTTCCTCGAGGTGATGTAACCCGAGTTCGATTTCAAGGGCTGAGAGGAGCTCTAATTCCTTCAATTTCGATTCTGCCCAACGAAGGGCGGCTTTTCCTCCCCACGCTTGATACATGAGATAACCGCACCCCTCCGAAAATGAAGAAGAAGATTCGAGGTCGGCTTCGTGGCGAATCAAGTAACTCCGCATTCGTTTGATAGTCTCGAGAGAGATAGGTTCGCCCTTTGCGAGCTGGTTCGCTCGTTGTTTGCCTACGTCCGTCCCGCATGAACCCCAACCGTTTTCATCTGCCCATTCGAGAGCCTTCTTCGCGTTGTTACGGACTCCTTCGGGGTAATCTGAATATGATTCCATAACGACCCGTTGCCCCTCTTTATATCGCGCGTCTTGTTTAATCGTAGCGCGTGCCATCTCGTACCGGTTCGTAAAGTATCCTTCGATACTGAAGCCTTTTACGCTTCCTTCTTTGACGAACTTCTCCCAAATAGCGTCGTTCTCTACTTTCATCGATACCATCCACGTACCGACGGGAACCTCAAGCCCGTAAATACGGCTTTTGTCTTGATCGCCTTCTACGATCCAACTCTCAACAACATGAAGGCCGTTTATCTTGTGTTCGTGTTCGAGGGTGGCGTTCGCTTGGTTGCCGTTTTTGAAGTAGAGTTCCATCGCACGTCGGACGGTCTTCTTCGAGAAGTAGACGTAATATTCTTCTTCTCCCGTCTTGCGATAAATCGGTTTATCTGGAATGAGAGCCGCGCCCATGATGAGACGCTTTTCTTCGTTCTGCGTTTTGAATTGTACGGCTTGGGAATTCATCGCAACCCAATCCGACTCAATCGCGGGATGTTCTACGAGGGATATAGCGTCGATTCCGTAGAGTTCCGCTTCTTCGTCAATTATGAGTTCTAAAATATTCATCCTACTAAAGAGGCTTGGTCGTTAATACGTTGGTTGGCTTGTTGGGCGTTCGATACTTCCGAAGAGACGACGTACGTACGGAATCCCGTTTGCCCTGCTCCCGCCCCTAAGAATCCGAGGTCGAGTTGTGGGGTTGTTGGTGTTGGTGCGGATCCTCCCCCTCCACCACCTCCGGCCGACGTTTGTACTTTGGCGGGTGCTTTGAATTTTGACCTCGCTATCGTTGCGACTTGTGCGGCTCCAAAGGCTCCTGCAAGCACCGCTTGAATAACGGGATACGCAGGATTTAAGAGTGTTATAGGACTTCCTTGCGCTGTTTTGTATGCATTTACAACTCCTTCTGTCGCTGATACCGTAGCACTCGCAAGGCTCAAAGCCTTTTGCACTTTGAAGCTCTTCTCTGCGTCTTTTTCGTCTTGAGAGGCGAACGCATTTCCAAGTGCCTCGATAGCTTGAAATGACTGTGAGGCAAGTCGAAGCCTCATGTCGTTCGTCATGCTTATCAGCTCTTGCCTTCGCTTTTCCGCGTCTTCATCAGCTTGAAGTGCTTCGTCTTTTTTTGCTTGCGCCTCGTCGAGTAGCCGCATTGATTCATCATGTGAAGCCTGAAAATTCGCTCTTCTTTGCTGTTCTAGCTCTTGTTCCTTTCGGAAGTCGTCCAAGGCGAAATCCATCGAGTCCGCGAAGTAATCTTCTTCGGCGTCAAGGAGGTCGTCGAAATACTGGTCGACGTCGAGCTTCTCTTCTTCTAGGATTTCTTTCCCTTTCTTTTGGGAATCCCTTTTCTTTTGCTCGTAGTCTTCAAGTTTCTTGTTTATTGCGCCTTGCAACAACTCTTGTTGAGGTAGTAGCTCGTTGAGCTTCTGTTGATCTTGAGCAATTAAATCAAGCCAATACTGTTGGTCTTTGCTTCCTTCCGCGGCCGCTTCGGCGTTTTGCTTGTAGGTTTCTGAGAACTGGGTGATTCCATTGATTTCGCGATTTATTTTCTTTAACGCTTCCTCTTCTTTCGCGACTAATTCAGCGCGTTCGTTTGCGGCGGCGAGATTAGGGTCTAAAAGTTCTGCGCTGTCTTCGAGCAGATTTTTTAGTTTCGTTTC